TGGCTGGAAGAATGATCCGGCTGGCGGCTCGTCCTTCTCCGATAGCGCGGGCTTGCGGGCGCTTCTCTCGGACGAGACGGGAACCGGTGCGGCGGTATTCGCGGACAGCCCTGCATTCGCCGGAACTCCAACTGCCCCGACCGTTTCTGGATCAGACAACAGCACATCGATTGCCACTACTGCATGGGTGAAATCACAGGGTTATAGCGCCGGGGCAGGATCCGGCGACATGGTAAAGTCTGTCTACGATCCGACAAACGTCAATAGCGATGCCTTCGACAGAGCCAATCACACTGGTACCCAAAGCGCCGATACGGTTGTCGACGGTACGACGAACCATGTGTTCACGGCTGCTGATGACACCAAGCTTGGTGGCATCGCGACCGGCGCGACGTCTAACGACACTGATGCCAACCTGCGCGACCGCGCCACCCACACCGGGACGCAGCTTTCCTCAACCATCAGCGACTTCAACTCTGCTGCCGATGCCCGTGTCACGGCGGCAAGCGGCGCGGCAGTTTCCATACTTGGCCGGTCGGCTAACAGCGCCGGTTCAAGAGCCGATATAGCCGCCGCCGCCAACGACACCTTCCTGCGTCGTGTTGGCGATGCCCTTGGTTTTGGCGCTCTCACCATTGGCATGATCGGCGATGGTCTGATCACCTACGCCAAGATGGCGACCGCTGCGATTGCCACGGCAGCGGAATATCGGGCGGCGACAGCAAGCAAGCTGCTCAGCGCCGCCGCTGTATGGAGTGCAGCCGAGCTGGGAGTCCTGACCGATGCAACGACCATTGCGGTCGATATGTCGACGGGATTCAATTTCGGTGGCGCATCCAATGCTCCCTTGGCTCTCGCGGGCAACCGGACTCTGGGCGCGCCGACGAACACCAAGATCGGCCAGACAGGAATGCTGCTGTTCACGGCGACCACTTCGTCGCGGACTCTGGCGCTGGCTTCGGCATGGGTGCCTGCGACCGGCGTCGAGGCCTTCCCGATCACGATCACCACGACCGAGACTGTCGCCATCGCCTACTGGGTGCAGTCCTCGACCAAAATCTGGATCACTGGCGTTTTCAGAAGGACGACCTGATGTTCCTGCTCGACCTTCCACCGCCCGCCATTATCCAGCCGACGCCGCTGGAGCGTGTTCATTTCGGCAAGAGCTACGCCACCGACCACGTCGAGTATGATCAGTTCCAGTTGCCGAAGGACTGGCGCGAAGCCTCCCTGATGGAACTGCGTCGATGGTTCCCGATAAAGGAGCCGGAATGGATTTGGGAAGCCATGCTTCCCGGTGTGATCCCGCCAAGAGGCAAATCCACTGCTGGTGGTGGTGGAGGAGGCATCAAGACAACTGTCGTTTTGACCTCAACATCGGCCAGCGGCCAGACATGGACATCTCTTAGCGACTGGAACAGCAGCGATAATGTTGTTCATGTCATCGCTGGCGGTGGTTCCGGCGGTGGCCGCAATAATGGCGGGGAATCTCAGGGCGGCGGTGGCGGCTCCTACTCTAGGCAAACCAACATCGCATTGACAGCGAGCGCCAGCATTCCATTCTTCCTTGCTGCGGGAACGGGGCCGGGATCTGGTTCCGGGACCAACGGCTCTGACGTTTGGTTTAACGGCTCCTCCCTGACTGTTGCTTCGGTAAGTGCACATCACGGTGATGGGGGTGGTATGCACGGCACGGGGGCAGGCAGCGGCGGTGACCCCATTGGCGTGGGAGCGGTGCAGTATGGGGGCGGCGGTGGAGGGATAGGCGGCACGTCTGGCACCACTGGCTCCGGAGGCGGTGGTGGTAGCGGGGGGCCGACAGGTCTCGGCAGGGGCGGTGTCAGTTACGGCGGTGCTGGTGGGAGAGGTGGCTTGAATACGGGCGGGCTTGGCGGCACCGCTGGCGGTGTAGGAGGCAACGGAGACGATATAGATGCCGCGACTACTACAGGGTCGGGCGGCGGAGGCGGCGGCAGGACAACAGCCGGGGCTGGTGGTAACGGCGGTGAATATGGTGCTGGCGGCGGCGGCGGCATGAGCACTGGCGGCTCGCAGGCTGGCGGCGCTGGAGCGCAGGGCGTCATCGTGATCGCTAACAACGTGTCGGCGTGATGGAAAAACTCAACCAATCCGGCGCCGGACGCCTTTACTACCGCCTCGCCTTCGATCAGCGGGAGATGGTCGACGACGGCTATGGCAATGTGGTCGCGGGCGATTGGACGGAGCAGTTCCAATGCCGGGCCGAATTCATCCATCTGCGCGGTTCCGAAACGGTCATGGCGGCCAGGCTCGAGAGTCGCAACCCGATGGCGGTGACGGTGCGCAAGAACAGCCAGACCAAGCAAATCGATACGGATTGGCAGGCGCGCGATGTGAGACGGAACGTCGCTTACAATATCCGCGACATTCGCGAAAACAACAATCGCGCCACGCTCGATCTATTGCTCGAAAGTGGAGTGGCAACAGGATGAGACTCGGTACTCGCGTCACCAGGCCGGCGTCTTTCCAGACGCGGAAGCAGTTCACCAAGGTCGGCCGCCTCGCTGGCGCGATCCAGCGGGTGAATGCCAGGCCGCGCATCCCGCCGCGCTCGCAGAAGATCGTCAAGATGCGCGAGGTGATCGAGCAGCGGCTACGGAGCTCCGTCAAGCCGGTTCCGGAGGCGGGCGATGGCGTGTGAAGGCTGCGGCAGAGCGTGGGCGAAATTGCGCGAAGGCTATCCTGGCGCGGCCGCGACCGAGGCCGCCAGGGTGCTCTGGTGGAAGGCGCGGCGCGGCCTGACGGGCGAGGCGAAGATCGAGCCGCCGGCGGCGCAAGACGTGAAGGAAGGCGAAGGCGATGGCCGATCCTGATCTCGAACTGCAGGGTGCGATCATTACCAGGCTGAAAGCCGATCCTGGCGTGACGGCGCTGGTCGGCAATCGCGTTTACGACAGCGTTCCTGGCAACGCCGTGTTTCCCTACGTCTCTTACGGGCCGAGCGATCTGGTCAGCGACGACGCCGACTGCATTCTCGCCTTCAATGGCTTTCACCAGCTTGATGGCTGGTCGCGCGCTCCCGGTTATCCGGAAGTGAAGAAGATCGCCGACGCCGTGCGCAAGGCGCTGCAGGACGCGCCCCTGGCGCTGCCAACCAATGCCCTGGTGTTCATCGAGCATCGCACCACGCGCTACGTCCGCGATCCGGATGGGCTAACCAGCCATGCCGTCATCCAGCTTGAAACTGTCATCGAAAGTCCATGAGAGGAGATCGCCACTATGGCACAGCCAACCACTGCAAAATTCGGCAAGATGATCATCTCGCTCGGCGACGACGCAGTGCCGCCGGTCTATTCGGCCCCGTGCGGCTTTTCCACGAAGGGCGTCACGCTGACGAAGAACCTAAGCGAGGTGAATATTCCCGACTGCGAAAATCCCGACGATCCGATCTGGGTCGGCCGCGATGTCACAAGTCAGTCGGGCGCGATCACCGGCGAGGGAGTCGCCGCCGGCGAAAGCCTTCCGGATTGGGATGCGGCGTTTATGAGCACTGATCCGGTGCCGATGAAAGTCGAGATCACTTTCGACGGGCTCGGCAAAAAGACGATCGAGGGCATGTGGCACGTCGAGTCGGAAGCGATCACCGTCGAGGCCGGCGGGCGTGTCAACCTGGCGATCAGCGCACAGTCGGACGGCGCTCTCACCGCAATCTGGACGCCCGAACCATGAGCCGATCGGCCAAGGTCATTGCCGAGTTCGGCGGCGACGAACGCGAATTCTGCATTCGCATCGGCGAGCTCAGGGAACTGCAGGAGAAATGCGAGGTCGGTCCTGGCGTGGTGTTGATGCGGCTGATCGCTAATCAGTTTCGCGTCGACGATATCCCGACCGTGATCCGCCTCGGCCTGATCGGCGGCGGCCTCGATCCGACTTCGGCATCCAGGCTGGTGCGCACCTACGTCGAGCAGCGCACGTTCGAGTGGGGCGGCGAGAATGGCCTGGGTATCCTGGCCGTCAAGATACTGGCGGCGGCGCTAAACGGCGCGGAAGACGAGCCGCCGGGAAAAGGCGGGGAGATTCGGAACGGGTCGACGATCTCCCCGACGGTAAGATCCGATTTGGACCCATCTTCGGCGCAGCCGTCCTGATGGGCATTTCGCCGGACGCGGCGAAGAAAATGACGCTGTGGGAGTTCCAGGCAGTCACCGACTACTGGATCGAGACGCACCAGACGGACGCTGACAAGCCCGGCTCGAAGCTGTCGGATGACGAAAAGGATGAGCTCTGGGAGTGGATGCAGACACAGAACATACCGCTGACGCGGTTCAAGAAACCGAACGGGAGCCCACCGGCCAATGGTTGAAGGCATCGAGCAAATGCGCCGCCGGCTCGTCACCGAGCTACCCAAGCGGGTCCGTCTCGCGCTCGAGGCGGCAATGATCGCCAGCGCCGATCGCATCGTCGCTGGCGCGAGGCTGCGCGTTCCGGTCGACGAGGGCGAGGTGCGCGACTCCATCCGCCATCACGGCGTCAAGGAAGGCAAGCGGGGCGGGCTCTATATCGCGGTGACGGCCGGCGATACCAGCACACTCTCGGACGAAAAAGGCAAGCGCTATCAGGTCGCGCGGCTGCTCGAGTTCGGCACGGTCAAGATGGCGGCGCAGCCCTACATGCTGCCGTCCTACCACGCCAATCGCGCGTCGGCACGGCGGCGTATGCGCCGCGCGATCACCGACGCGATCATGAGGAAGTGACATGGCTGCAGAAGACGCTGCCGTAACTGTCGCGCTTCGCGCCAATCTGAAAGATTACGAGGCTGCCCTCAAATCCGCGGTGCGCTCGACCGAGCGCGCGGCCAAGGCGGCGGAGAACGCCGTTTCCAATATCGGCAGGACGGCGAAGGCTGCGCCGATCGCGACAGCGTTCCAGAAATCTGCCGGCCAGATGGCGAGCGATGCGCGCATCCTGCAGTTTCAGCTAAACGATATATTTTCCGGCCTGGCGGCCGGCCAGGGCATCCGCGCCCTGCAAATGCAGTTGGGCCAGATCGCGCAGCAATTGGGTGGCGGCGGCCTGATGGCTGGGGCCAGGACAATGGGCGCTGCGCTGATCGGCATGATCAATCCTATCAACCTGGCGGTGGTCGCGTTCGGTCTGCTGGCAACGGCTGCTGCAGCCTGGTTTGCCGGCAGCGAGGAAGAGGCCGAAAAGGCGAAGAAAGAGCTCGAGGCACACAAGCGGCTGCTGCAGGACATCAAGAGCCGGTGGAGCGAGCTCTTGCCGGGCGTGGCCGACTACATCGACGAGATCGAGCGC